TCCATTCCAGCACTCCTTCGTTCATTACAAGAAACGGATGTCTCTCGTTTGCACGAAGCATTATGCCAGATTGTGTTTGTATCTTGTATATGGAATCAATACCACTTGACCGCCAATTATTGACCTTACTTTTTGACAATTTGCCGTTATCAAAAGTGGCAACATGATCTCCAACCTTGATATCTTTAAGTTGTTGTGTTGTCCCGTTCGCCATCAATACATTCGTATCTCCGGTCATGCACATCACCACCACAATCGACCCGCCCGGCTGCAACCGCTGTCTTGGCCCAGACGTGTACCACTCATACACCTTATCAAACACCGATGGATCACTAGCAGCTAACGCCGCCTCTTGTTCCGAGTGCGGGTCATCAATGATCAAAAGATCCGCGCCCTTACCCGTCACCGTACCGCCAACACCAATAGCAAAATATTCACCGTTACTATTCGTACTCCAGCGCCCCGCCGCCTTCGAGTCCGACCTCAGTGCCACATTCGGAAACACCTTCGAGTACCGCTCCCCATCCACCAAGTTACGCACCTTACGCCCAAACCCAACCGCCAACTCAGCCGTGTTAGAACACTGAATGATTTTCTTATTAGGAAACTTACCCAGATACCAAGCCGGTAAGAGATAAGAAGCAAACTCCGATTTCGTGTGTCGTGGCGGCATATTAATAATCAACCGCTTTATCTTCCCCTCCGCTATTTCCTCAAACTTGCTCGCCATCAACGCATGGTGCGCCCCATGAATAAACCCCGGCCACATCGTCTCCACAAATGACATGAAGTCAACCTGACCACTCTCCCTCAACAAAGCATCCTGATACGCCGTAGCCAGCGGAGACAGCATCTCCTGCTCCTCCTGCGGCAACTGCTTCAGTATCTCCATCAGTTCATCCATCATCCGGGCAACCCCTTCATCCGCATATGCGCTGGCCTAATACTCCTCGGATACTTACTGTTCCCCTTACACACCCCCAGCTCAATCAGCCGCCGCATCTTCCTATTCACATTACCCCGCCCCTTATCCCCCGTAATGTGCATGATGTCATCAATGGTCGGCCCAAATCCAAACGTAGCCCACCACTCCTCAATCACCATAAAGATCTCTTTTTGCGCCGGTGTCATTTTTTATATACCCCCCACCCCTTTTTCATTCCAAACAGTGACGGGGGCCTTCTCCATAACAACCTCCCCATCAACCCAATCCGTTTTAACAACCCCACCCCCATATACATCTTCAGATATATAAACACCATCACTCATAACTTTTGCAACTGTCCCATTTGGGATAGTAAGGTCTGACTCGTTGGATGGATTGGCTGGTGATTGATTGTCTGGAATGGGTATAGATGCAGATTGATTGTCTGGAATACTATGCAAATGCCCCGCCCCAATGCTCACGGATTCGGGGGGATGCACCCCCGTGGGGGTCGCCACCGCTACATCGCTGAAGCCCTCCCCGTCCGCTTCTGGCGCTGATTCCTTCGCCTCTACGTCTGTAATCTCTGCCAGCAAGTCCTGTGCGGTTCTCTTAGTGCTCGTCCGTATGCTCTTGCTCTTACTAATAGCCAGCTGCACCGCTTCCATTAGCTTGGCCTTCAACGTATTGCTATCCAGACTATGAACTATCTCACGCCGTTCAGAGAACAATGCGACCTCAGTCATCTTGCCGATAAGCTCTAAGGCCTTCAACTGTTGCGCTGGTGCTATCTCGTCCGATAGAGCCAGTTGGGATAGTTTGTGTATGGTCAACGCCCTCAATCGAGCGGGTAAAAGATACTCCTCTGCCTGTTTAGCCGCTTCCAAGGCCGTGATATATGTGGACACGCTGGGATGTGCTGCCACCTTGATTGCATCCCTTGCGAGAGTCTCTCTCTTGCCCTTGGTGTTATATGCTCTCCTATACGCTTCGCTCTTGTTACCTGTGGCGACGACCTGTTCAGCGAAATGCTTTTGTTTCTTGGTGAGTTTGATTCCCGCTGGGTTGTTTGCACCTAGCACTATGGTATCTATCGGGACTGTGTTCAATCCCTCCTTTATCTCTGACCTTGTTAATTTCTTCATGGGTATCTTTTGAGAATACTGTTTGGGGGATTATCACACCGTTTCGCTTCGCTATCAACACGCGACCATCTTGGCCCGTCACTCAATGCGCCTGGACAACACAACCGCCCGCTGCACCCCACTTTCCCGCTGCAACACAACCGCCTGAACTGCAGGCTGGTTCATGCGCCCCAATTCCGATACTTCACCCTTTTGTGGCCTCTGACCCACAAATAAGCGTTTGTGGCCATACTTCGAACCTACGCTAAGTGCTTGAAAACATTGAACTTTTAAAAATAGTTAAAAAAAAGTGTTGACATTCAATATCTATGCTAGTGACAATAGAGCCTCACCACATAGGTGAGACGCAAAACAACCAACTGCTAGGAGTTTAGACATGACACTTACGACAATCAATGAGCAAGAATTCATTGCCTACGTTCGCAATCACGCTATGCGTAACTACGACAAGAACGGCTGGGACTATGTAGTCGAGGCTTGGGACGATGGAGACATTCTCGAATACTTCTCTGACGCTAACTGCAACGCTACTCGTGCATTTGCTCGTATCAAGGCAGCCGTTAAAGCCAGACACGCATACGCTCAAGAAATCATCAACGCCTAACACCAAGCCCTTCGGGGCTTTTTGGAGAACACCAAAATGTCAATCTTAAAATTCAAGCCAGCTTCAGGTTTCACTATGGAAATGTTTAACCCTAATTGCCTAAAAGCATTCGATGCGGTTCTCGAATGTGAAATGCGTGAAGCTGGATATGCAAGTTATGACCTAACCGTTCTTGACTACGGGACGCATTATCAAGCCGCTCACGGTCTTTTTATTGAACCCTTCATCTTCAAAACTACCAACGAGGCTAAAAAGTGGCTTGTCACATGGTATGAAATGAACAAACAAAAAGCCGCTGCCGCCAGCTTCAACGCATAAGGAGACAACCATGTTCTACATCAACTTCGCTATCAAGGCCGTTCTTCTGGGCATCCTCGCTGCCTACGAGCAAAGCATTCCCTTTCTTGTTTCAACGCTTGTGTGCGCTGCCGCTGCCGCTGGCTTCTATCGCTACGGTAAATAACCATGAGCCGCTACTACTCACCCACCAACAAGGTAATGTTCTGCCTGTATCTGATTGCCCTTGTTGTCCTGTTTCTTGACCTTTTTATCTGGAGAGCTTGATATGAAAACCTACACACAATACGCCGATGTTCCCGCTGATGCCCACTATCTGGGTTCTGAACTTGGTGACGGCACGATGATGGAAGAACTGTGCGATGCCATTGAAGAAGCCGCTGAACCTGTCCGCCTTCGGCACGATAACGGCGTCTATTCATACTTCGACATAGGTCTGCGCTTCAGAGACCCCTACATGGATGCTGAGGATAGAGCCAACCGCCAACTCAGCTACTGCCGCTAACCGTCAAACTGATGAGGCCAAAAGGCCGAAACCCCGCAAGGGGTCTTTGACTAACTCAATTGAGGATTAACTATGCAAACCGCTGAACTAATTGACAACCTTCACCATTTTATTGGAACTGAAAACTATCACCGAACAAACCCATTGTTTGCCCCTGATATGGTGCATACCGATGGTGTCCAATACTTCGTTGATAACGCCCATGCTTACTGGTTCATTGACCTGATTGCCATCAACGTCAAACAACGCCCTGCACTCAAGAAAGAGCCGTTCTTGGTTATCTGCTTGTCTGTCCTGAAAGACAAGGCCACCATCACGTTTGAGGATGGTGACTGCAACACCCTGTGTGTTGAGAAGGTTGATTACACCGACTGCCCAACGGGTCTGTGGAAATTCTATCTGGCTGATAACGTCCTCATGCTGCCTTCGGAGTATTGACATGATGCTGGAGACGCCCGACCAAATAGCCGTGTATCGGCTGCTGACCTTGCGCCAGATGTTGCGCCTCGAACTCAAGGGTCTGAAACGGCGTGGGCGCTCTGCCTACGCAATCATCAAGGACGAACTTGGCCTCAAAGGGTCAAAGAAATCCGTATACGAACAACTCAACACAATGCTAGGAATGGAATCATGAACAAGTTTGTTATTGAAATCAATACAGAGAATGATGCCTATGAATACCCCAATTACCTGTTGGAAATCGAATCCAACCTGAAGGCCGTGATTGCCAAGCTGCAAAACCAACAAGAACACGGTTACATCTACGACACCAACGGCAACCGTGTCGGGTCTTTTGAAGCCCTTGATGTTAATGAGGAGTAACCAATGGAAACCTATATCTCAAAACAACTCATGCAGGTCTGCCCGCTGCCGCCCGAAAAATGCGGTGAGCTGAGATTGCAAATACGCTCAGAGAAAGGCCAGACCAATTGGCTGACCATTGACCCTGTGACATTTATCAAAATCGAGCCGCTGCTCGAACAATGCTATGAAAGGAAAGAATGATGGGCTGGCTATTTCAAAACGACTATGGGCTGACAACCAAGGATTTCATTGTCAATGAATTCTCAGAAGATAACGAACGTGGCAAATGGTGGATAACTGACGTATCTGTGCGTGGCAACGTGGTTTATTGCATTCAGCATTGTCTGAACAAGAACACCAACATGACGCATGGCGAAGGGATGGTTATCCTCATTTCTCGCAAGGATGGGCAGATAGGCTACAAGGACATGGGCGAGTCCTGTGGCCCCTACTACACCGATGCACCCAAGAAGCTGCTAGACAAGCTGGACACCCTGTATCCAACTACAAGCGAATTCGCATTGAAGTGGCGAGCCAGCTGCCGTGCCAAGCTGGAAAAGAAGGCCGTGAAGGTCAAAGCTGGTGCAATGGTGAAGTTTGCCAAGCCGCTGCGGTTTATGGGCCTTGGTGCATTGGATACCTTTTACTATGAACCCGATGCCGGAACTACCGCCTTCAAGACACCACACGGTTTCAAGGTGCGTATCCCCAAGTGGAAAGAACGTGAGCATACAGTCGTATCAAACTGATGAGTCCTGAAGGACGAAACAAGTAACCATGAGTCCGCAAATTGCCCTTGGCATGAGTCCGCAAATTGGTTACTTGTCTTTGATTAACTGCTAGGAGAACCCTATGGGCTTAGATATGTATTTGACGGGTAAACAATACCTGTGGCGTGACGAAGAACAACCCAAACGCAAGGAGATTGCTGAAGTGCTGGGCGTGGATAACTATGAGGTCAGTGAGGTGCGTTTTGACCTGATGTATTGGCGTAAGGCTAATGCTATTCACGGATGGTTTGTCAATGTCGTGCAGAACGAATTAGACGACTGTGGCGAATACGAAGTAGAACGTGAACAGTTGGAGGCTTTGCGTGACCTGTGCAAAGAGGTGCTGGACACACGTGACACCGAAACGCTGCCGCCAACTACTGGATTCTTTTTTGGCGAAGGCGAAGTGACCGACTACTACTGGGAGTATTTGCAAGACACATTAGACGGTCTGACCAAGCTGCTAGAAGAACCCGCAAGCAAGAAAATGTCCTTCCACTATCAATCATCATGGTAAGCCAAATGAAAATCTACAAAGTATCTGTAACGCTACTGGTAGAGGGGGAAACCCCTCAAGTGGCGCTCGACAACGCTCTGAACGACTTGGAATACGTCATGGAAACTGACGCCACCATATGCGGCTTTACACGGCCTACGAAGGCCATTTTCTACAAAGACATGGAAGAGGTGACCGCGAAGGCCATTTTCTACAAAGACATGGAAGAGGTGACCGCGAAGGCCATGTTCTACAAAGACATGGAAGAGGTGACCGAATGAAAAGCTATACAGTAACTTTGCGCTATGTGACGCACGTTGACGTTTATGTAGATGCCGAAGACGAAGCCGATGCCGAAAACCTAGCGTGGAAAGAAATGCACCGCCTTGAAGGTGACGATTGGCTGCATGACGGTGAATGGACAGAAGTGTTTGTCTCTGAAAACAAAATGATGGAGGCCGCATGAGAGACGAATACGAACTGCTGATGGGGCGTGTCCTGCGCCAAATCGTTAAGGACGTTGAAGACCTAAACCTGCAAGCAATCGATGAATTGCTCAGGTTTGTAGACGAATACTATTTGAAGGCCTATGTGCAAGAGGTTGATGAATGAGATACGAAGTGCAGACATGGACACTTGGTGATGGCTGGATTAACTGCTGGAGTCACATGGATAGCGATGGGGACACCACTCCTGTGCGATTCAGAACCTATAAGGAGGCTTTGAAAGAACTGAACAGCTATCTCACATCTCAAACCGCTGCCGTGGCCTGTGGCGACATGGCAGAAGAATACTCAATACACGATTTTAGAATTAAGGAGTTGGAATGAACTTAAAAGACTGCGGCTTTAGGAAAGTGCCAGTCTTTGTGGGGGGTGAAACCCCTATAAAGCTGGTTGATTTTCCTGCCAGAGAAACCTTTGACGAAATGTATTCCAGAATCAAAGCAGAACGGCGTGACACCATCTGGAAAATTCTGGTAATGCGTAACAGCGGAAACACCCTGCAATCTGTGGCTGACGCATACAATCTGAGCAAAGAACGTATACGCCAGATTGAGGCTAAATTTTTACGGAAAGTAAAAGTTTCTTTAGACGCTGGCTTGCCTTGAACAAACCAACCTTCTGATGATAGTCATTAAAATCATCCCCAACTGTTTCGCTGATGAAATACGGCTTGCCTGTTTTTTCGGCGACAGTTTGGCCGACACCGCTGCTATCGTTATCAGCAATGATGAGGCCATGCTTGACGTGCCCACTTACGAACTCCATGTTGGATGCGGAGAACGTCACGCTGATGTTGTGCGGAATGTTTATATGTTTCATGACCTCCCTGACGCTCAAGCCAGTGGCGTAACCCTCGCAAAATACTGCGATGCCTTTTGTCCCGATAGAAAAGGCTGCTCCCTTAGAAACTTGACCATGCAAGAACTTCTTTTGCCCCTCATGGTCAATGAGCTGACAACCGCACACTCTTCCTTTGTTCCACATTGGTATAACCAATAACCGAACGCCATCCTTCACCCAGACGTTACCCAACTCCTCTGGGAATCCCTTTCTCTCAAGATACGGATGCTTTTCTAGGCTGCACTGGCTGAGTATCCACTGCGCCTTTGCTGCGGCTTTGTCCGCTGCTGCCGTCCTTTCATCGTTTGACGAACGCAACTGTTGGCGCACCATCGGGCTGACGGAAGTTTTGCCGTCCGCAAACCATGTTACTGGCTTTTCCATCGTAGCCCAATTCTGAACCCAACCTACCTCACCCAAAAATTTATACCGTCCGTTTGACGAACGTGGATGGTCTACCGTTGGTGTAGCCACCCATCTGTTGTATTTAACATCATCCAGAATCAATCCGTATTCCCTAGCAAAATTAACGAATTCCATCTTGTTGTCCTATCTTGTTTTGACGTTTCGACCAAGCAATGTTCCTATGCTTGACCCACTTAATAGTTTCTGGTGTAGGGGTTTTAGGTGTCTGAGCCAATCCTCTAGGCCAAACACCATACTTCTCTCGATACTTGTTATTCGCCCAATACGGGTTGTAACTTCTGTTGTAAGCAATTGCCAAAAGCTCTGAGTAGAAATCTTGCTTGGAATCCTTACCCGCCCCATTGTCAAAACCAAGCTCGACCAACTCACCCTCAATAGCTGCAATCTGCTTTCTTGGTTTGACATAACCACAAGCCGCACAGTTATAGGTGTTCTTCACCCACAACGCACCGCACTTGGGACACTTTTGCTCTTCCTTGGCCTGCTCTGTCGGTTCTTTCTTGGCCTTGTCTACCTTCTTGTCCAACTCACTCACGCCGTCCGTGTAAACCTCGTCCCAATCATCCCTGAAGCGCAAGTAATTGCCCGAATGGTCTAACCACAAACCAAACTCTTTGTTGGGCGCTGCCCTCATGACCCGCCCCATCTGCTGAACATGGCTGGACAAAGATTTTGAGAACGGCCTCGCTGATACACCAATCATCACATCAGGCACATCAAACCCTCTGGTCAATATGTCTGTCGCAATAAGGCCGTGAATCTCTGTATCAGGCTTGCTGAAATCATCAATCACGTCCTGTTTGTATTGACCGTCCTCTTTGTAAGAGATAGAAACAAAGTTATAGCCCTTCCGTGCAAACTGCTCCACCAAGTCCCTGCCGTGGTCTACGCCAGCACAAAAGACAATCGTCTTTCTTGGTTTGCCAAACACTTCGTAGGTTTTCTTTTCCCACTCAGCAACAATGTCACCAGTGATTTGCATCCCCCGCTTGGTAACTTCGTCTGGACTCCACTCGCCAGCAACCTTCTTTGCGCCCTTCATGTCAATCTCTTTCGAGATAAACACCCGCAACGGGGCAAGCCACTTGTTCTGAACCAAGAACTCTGTCGTTGACCCAACAACTACGTTTGAATAAATGGAACCAAGCCCTTTAGTGAAAGGGGTTGCCGTAAGCCCAATCACTTTAATGTTGGGGTTACTCTGGATAATCTCTGTGGCCTTCTTGCGTGTGATGTGGCACTCATCAACGATAAGCAAATCAATGTCTGGAAGGGTTGTCCTGCGCTCAAGGGTCTGCGATGAACAGATTTGAATCTTCTCACGCTTGTCCTGATTCCAATGATTCGCTTGGATGACACCATGCCGGATGCCATACTTAAATAACCTGTTGCTGGTTTGGTCGATTAAAACAATACGGTCCAACAACATGGCAGCACGTTTGTAATTCTGTGCCGTGGCCTTCATGAGATAGATGGCTACCTCAGTCTTGCCAAACCCCGTGGGGGCATAAAGAAGCTGGCATCTGTGGCCGTCTTTAAAACCATCACGGAGTTTGTCCACCACACCCATCTGGTGTTCTCGCAGGACGAGTGACATTTAAATGCCTATTTTTTTCTTCAACGAATTGAGTTGACGAATCAACTCTGCGTTCTTCTGCTGGAACATGTCCCGACTGTCCCGCAGCGTAGCAATCTCCATGTCTCGCATCTTCAATTCCTCCCGCAGCTGCTGGACCGTCTCCAGCAAATCTTCCTGCTCAATCTCTGTTGCATCCCAACGCTTTGACGCAATCACGTCCTTTGCCGCCGTCAACTCTTGATGCAACTCTTCAATCGTGTAGGAAAGTTCTTGAATCTTGTCGTTCTCTACTGTCCCACTTGGGATAGTGGGCGTTACTGTCCCATGTGGGATAGTGGCCTTTTCTTTCTTCGGAGCCACTTTGTCTGACTTGCCAATCTTGTCCGTTTTCATGGTGAGCTTCTTGCCGTCCCTGACGTAAGTCACCTGTGCTGGGGCTTCAGTTAATTCAGCCCTCCACCTTGAAATTGTGGAATTGGATTTGCCAAGTTCTTTGGCTATCTGTCTGGTTGACCAATCTTGATACTCTTTTGATGTGAAGTAATAGTTGGCAATCGCCTTCCATTCCTCTACCGACAAAGGGATGCCGTGTTTGTTGTTGGCCGTTCTAGCAAAGCGTTTAGCATCTTCCAAAGTGCCTTGACGAACGTCACAATCAATCGCAGTATTGCCGTTCTTTTTGTATGCAAAGAAACGGTGAAATCCGTCTGCAAGCCAGTAGTCAACACCATCATGAAAAACTACAAGGGGCGGAAATACAATTCCCTCTTTCATCAGTTCTGCATATTCAGCTACCTTGTCTTCATGCAGCTTGAACCGAACCTGAGTGCCACCGTCTGTGCGGATGGCTAGAGCATTTATCTTTTTCAATCATTTCTCCTAGCTGAAGGGTCAGTTTATAAAAATTACAAAATTGGCGCAAGTTAGTTTTTTCCATAACTACGCAAGGTGAACTGGTGATGTTCACGTTCTCCACCTCATGTGTCAGTGACAACAAAAGGCCAAGTGCGCAGGACGGGCAGTTCATCGGGATACACACTAACGCCGTCACAGTTGTGTATGCCTGTGTGAGTCCCCTTACCAAGGCTCACACCCACCAGTTAGTCTTTCTGGCAGGATAGTCTTTTCTTCCACGCCGCCGATTTCATGCGCTTGCTGTCGTGTGGAGTACGCCCAATTTAATGCCTAGGGATGGCAAATCCTTATAGCGTGGCTACATCCACCAATTTTCCGTGTTCTATGCCAACACGGTGCTTAATTTCAATCATGCTACGGATTGGATACCGTATGCCCCCGGCTTGATGATTCGACCAGCCGCACGGATTATTCGGGAACTGCCCCCTAGCCCATGTGATTGATGATGGCGACGGGAATCGAACCCGTAACCGTCCCCTGCCGAGGCCGCTCTACCGCATCTTCGTCTGCCGACTAGCTGGTTTCAATATATGCCAGCGCCTTGTTGAGCTACACCATCATCAATCACACGGTTGCATACCGGTTACGCTTTCCTTCCGCGCCACCACGACTGGGGTGCTTGCTATCGTGCGGAGTACGGGTAGGCCAGAAAGCAAAAAACCCATTGGTGAACGAGCTTTAGGCTTGGTTGCCGCATGAGAGCCTGCACTGACAGGACATCCCAGCTTTGACGAAGCCCGCTCACCAATGGGTTTGCGGTTGCGTTTCAGTGAACTACAACGGGTTACCAATCCGTTGATGTTTTGGATTATACACACAACCAATTCGGTTGTGTCAACAAATTAGTTGTTGGTGGCTCACATAAAGCAGTGTTACCTAGAAGGAATAGAAGATGAATTGACTCCATCGGCGCTAACCCGATGCACCACCAACGGCTCAAGTATACGAAAAAAAACCCCCAAGGGTGAGCTTGAGGGTTAATTACACTTTTAACTGCTAGGATAAAAAGTGCGTCAGGTGATGATGGCAACTGACACAGCTATTGTATCACTATTTGGTCATTCTCAAATAGCCAGCCGATGGTCTTGCGGTGTGCGTCCTCCCACAGTTCCACTCGCTCGTCTTTGCTAAGTTTGCTTCCTTGGTCAAGTTCCATGTGGCAGCTGTAACAGAGAGCAGCCGCCCGATAATCATGTGCTTTGATACCTCGACCTTTTCCGTCTCGTAATTGGTTTGAGTGCGCTGCGACAATAGTTCCATCTTTTTTTCCACAATGTTGGCACGGGCTTTCTCGCAGTAGTTCGAGCAGCCGTTTATTTCTATACATTTTAACTTGACCTACTCATGTGTTCTCTCCTTGAGTTCAGCAAGTCGTTCTTTTGCGCTTGCAATCATGTAGTTATAGATGACTGGGTCTTTTTCTTTAAGGCGTTTTAAAAGTCCATCCAACCATGTTTCATCCTTTGGCAAATCTTTCAATAACTCCATTAATTCTTTACGTGTTGTCATGTGTTTTTGCTCCTAAGTTTGGCTTCAAAAGCCTTATACAAAGTTGTTGGGAACATCATGCTGGTGCCGCCGTCAGTCCAATGCTTGTCAACTTGTTCTTGAATCTGTGTGTATAGCTGGTTAACCTCCTCATCCGTCAGCCCTACCCATGTGCGCTGTGGTGGGGGTTCATTACGCTCATGCTCCTCTTTTGGCATTACCCAATGTGGATTCTCGGATAACTTCTTGTCAGCCCATGCGTTCAACTCAGCAATCGTGAACCAAGCACGTTCAACCGTAGGCTCCTGCAACTTAACAACAGGTTCTTGGCTTTCTGCCTTGCATTTATCGCATTGGCAAACCACATGAAGTGGCCCTTCAACTTTCATTGCTTGATTCATGCTTCCCTCGCTTTCAGCATTGCATCTGCCATATCGTAAGCAAGACCCGCCCAATTGGAATAAATACCGACTTCACCTCTTGTTGCGCATCCAGTGATTGCCGCTTGCATAGCCTTTGCCGCAAAGTAGTCCCGCAGGGTCATACCCGTGCAAGTTAAATCGCCATGTGTCCACGGAAATGCTGTAGGTGTTTCGCTCATGTGTTCTTCTCCTCGGCGTAGCCGTTCTTTTGCTTGAGTTTGGCTTCAATGCGTCTTGCGTAAACATCAATGGTCTGTGTTGGCAAACCTTGTAAGCATTCTTGTATTTCCTCATCCGTTAACCCAACCCATTCACGCTTCTTTAGGCGCTCTCTTGCGGCGATTGCCCTAATAAACATTGACATGGGGTGCGTAACGGGATACGCAGATTCAAGACCAGCCTCTTGTCTAAACCAAGCTAGGTTTTTAACCAAGTCCTCGTCTGTCATGTGTTCTTCTCCTTGAGTTTGGCTTCGATGTCTTTAGCGAAGTCGTCCATCCATGCGCCATAAACAATTCGCCATTCAGCAGATAGTAGTTTTAAATCTTCTTCTGTCAGCCCAACCCATGTGCGCTGTGGTGACAACATTTTTTGAACATCCCCACACATTACTTTGATTGCGTTGTAGCCTTCAGGATCATTGTTGTCTGCAAGTTCATAAGCCTCTTGCATAATCCTGATTCTGATGGGTTCAAAGTCTTTGTTGCTTATCCACCCCACAGGCTCCTGCACAGGTGCTGCAAGGGCTTGCTTAATGGCGGTGATGGCTTGGTTTATAAAGTGCTCAGGATGACTCATCACTTGCTGATGCGAGTATTGGGTAAAACATGTAGCTACGCTTCGCTCTAACGCTTCCAGCGCCATGCGTAGGGCTTCGTCTTTAATCATTCTGTTTCTCCTTTATGCCGTTGGCGGCTAACCACCCCTGCCATCGGTTACGAACGTGCATATTTTTGTAGGTATGTCCGTAGCGCTCAAGCGGCTGCACATATTCAGCTTTGTGCCAGCTTTCAAACTTGACACGAGCTTCCTCATCCGTCAGCCCAACCCATTCACGCTCTGGTTGTGCCAGTGCTTCTTTAATGGCGGTAAGGGCGTTGTCAACAAGGTGTGCATCTCGTTTTCCAAGTTCATACCCGCTGTAATCATTGATGCACAACGCATCCAGCGCCTCCAGCGCCAAGCGTAGGGCTTCGTCTTTAGTCATGTGTTCTTCTCCTTAAGTTTGGCTTCAATGGCTTTGCCAAGCTCAATAATGTTGTGATCTGTGTCGCAAACAATAGGATCGTCAATTAATCTTTTCACTTTGGACAAATTTACATCAATAATCTCCTCATCCGTCAGGCTAACCCATTCACGCTTGGGCTTGATTTCTTGCAGTATCTGCTTGCCCAAGTTGGACTGTCTTTCCACCTCGTTAAAGGCTTCGTCTTCCTCTGGCGTCCAGTCAACGCTGAGGCGGTCAAATACAAGTTCTACTTTCTTCATAGCGGTGCTTCCTCGTAGTTATCAGGGTTAAATTTAGGCTCCCCCGGCTTGTCAGGCAAGGGGGTTAGTGGAAAAGGCCAAGTCATTTAATTAAACCAAAGATAGATGCCGTGGATGATGCCAATTGGGAAGAAGATCGCCCCAGCCAGCAAAAAGCCCCACATCAGGTGTGCAAAGCAATAAAAAATGTGAGTCAGCCATGCGCCCAGCAGAACCGCTCCAACAATCAGGCCACCAAAGTCGCTCATTTCTTCACCCCTTTCACTTCAATGTATTTCTCAGGCGGTGGCGGTGTCATGCTCTCGCTGGGTGGAATCCAACCGTATTTGCGCCAGAGGGCTTGCACATCGCTGCCAGACTTCCATGTGAAGTCCTTGGGCGGGTAACTTATCTTTGAGTGTGGAACAGTATTCATATCAAAACTCCATTTCTTTAAAAACTGATTGCGTAACGTAAACAGGGACAGCCGTCTCACCGATCTTGTCAAATACTTGGCATGAGGCCGCATAGCCCAGATCAAACTTCTTTAGATCCTCTGAATCAACGTAACCAAGCACCCGCTGCTGCATCTTCTTGGCCTTGTTAATCATCAAATCAAGCTCAATGATCCTTTCGGCTCTGCCAACGGTACGCTCCACCTTTTGTTTGGCCTGCAACGCCTTCTTCCTAGCAGTTAATAATTCAATCATCTTTCTTTTTCCTTTTCTCTATGGCGGGAAGCCCCGCCTTGGGTTTACCTGCTGCAACCATCTCATCGGCGAGATACCAGACGTTCTCTGGGTCTATCTCCTTGGGATCGAACCGCCCCATCATTCCGTTGATAATGAACATGGCAAAGACAACTCGCATATCTTCGTCAGTCATGCTTCTTCCTTTTCTATTGGCACATCACGCCATTCGCCCATAGGCGTAGCTTGCCCATCACGATGTAGCGCATACCATTGCTGGAGGATGCGGTATGTTTTTACTTCATGCAGTCCAACATACATATCGCGCTCAACAAAGCGCAGTTTAGGTGTCGGTGTCATGCTTCACCTCTTGCTCGGATTGCGTTTGCGATACTCCATGCCGCACCGTTTTGTGGCGGGTTTGATAAAAGCATGGTGTAGTCATACAGTCGTTTATCTGCTTCTTTTGCACACGCCTCACGCTCATGCTGTGCTACCAGTTTGGCAAACTTTACGGGGTCTAATTCGCCAGCGACATAGTCACCATTGTTTTCAATAACCAAGGCTTGGTCATATAGTTTTGCAATTCGTTCGTCAGTCATGGTTCAACTCCAAAATGTTGTTTAATCTCTCTGTACACTTCATATAACGCTAACTGATAATCACCGTGGCGATCAATACCCTCGTCGTGTTCTTTAGCAACAATGTCTATGCATTCCCTAACAATCAACTCGGCAAACTTTTCAGCGCTCATTCGGCATAAAGTTGAATCATTCAAACTTGGTGGAAAAGCATGTAAGTAAAGTTCTTTAATTCGTTCGTTCATTCTTTAACTCCGAAATGTTCGTTTAACACATGACTGATATGCCGATTCCAAAGTTCATTATCGTGAAGCACATTTGCAACCTCTTGGATCAGCAACTCGGCAAACTTTGCAGGATCCAATTCACCTGCAACATAATCACCATTGCTTTCAATAATCAAGGCTTGGTCATATAGTTTTGCAATTCGTTCGTCAGTCATGGTTCACCTCTTGCTCTGATTTGATTTGCAATTCCAACTGCTGTGCCGTTTTGAGGTGGGTGAGAAGTCAAGCTTATGTGCATTGCATAGCGTTGCTTTTCAGCAATTTCAATACACGCCTCACGCTCATGCTGTGCCGCCACTTCAACCAACTTTTTGGCATATGCAAGCCCGATGACTGGCATCCAATTCACATCAGTTGCCACATGAAGTCCAGACTGTCTAGCCATCTCAATGATTTCATCTTGTGTCATGCTTCACCTCTTGCTCGGATTGCTTCAGAACCTTTACGCTTTGCCGCTCCAGCTTGAGGCCATGCAATCCAAGTATCAGCTTCGGCTTCAAACGCTTTCGCACACGCCTCACGCTCATCTTTAATTTCCTGCTGACGATACTCTTGAGTTGCTGTACCAAACTGTGTTGGCTGATTTTCAGGGTCAAGAAACAACTGCATATAACGCGCTGTTACTTTGTCCTCTACCAGTTTGGCAAAGGCTTTAAGAAAATCACGCACTTCGCCGACAGTAATTTGGTCGCTGTAAATATCAACCCATGTTTTGCTGCCAACATGGGCTTGTTTAGCCATCTCAATAATTTGTTCGTCAGTCATGGGCTAACTCCATGATGCGCTCAGACAGCACCACCCCAAGGTCACGGCCTTTGACAGCAATCATCTGCGCTTCTGGGCACTCATAGATCACCTTGGCCGCATCCTTCAGAGCTTTGTTATACCCAGCGTTAAATGTGTCCGTGCCATCAGCAAGCATACCGATAGCGTCCCGAATCAACTCTGATGCCTTGCGCTGCTTGGCAAGTGCCTTGAGCTTCAGATGATGCTCTTCCGGCAAATACACGCTGTAAGGGATTAGTTTTCGTTGGTCCATTCTTGATACTCTCTGTATAGTTTGTCCAGCGCCAGCTGCGCCGCACGGTTGGTTTTCAGGTCTGCCCTGCTTGGGATATCAAGATAGTTCCGAACCCACTCTGTGGCCTCTTCCATATCCTCAGTAAAGATCCTGTCGTCTGTGTAAAGCCAATGCCAGAAACTTGGATCACGGCACAGCATCCCAGCTATACGAACCGCCCTGTCGCCAGCAAATTCCTCTTGCTTGTCCATCGGCTGCTCGTCACTACCAAGCCTGACCATCACGACCTGATACCTTGCCCCAACAAAATCCCTGAGCAAGTCCTCTGGGATCTCGTCTGGGTGCATGGATAAGGTCAAAACATAGCCAGTCTTGTCCTGTTTCAATGCGACCTTGACGGCCTCAAATTGAAGTGTTTTCATTCCCAAGGATTCCCTGATGGTTGTGGCTTCACATAAGGCTCAGAAACCGACAGAGACAGAAATGCCAAGCCCTTTGAACTGACCTTCTTCCATGCGGCCACCGTCACTTGAACAGTGTTGCCGTCCGAACGATCAATCAGGGACTGAATCATCTTCACGTCCAGCGCAATACCGCCCTTCATATCAGGATGGTTGTCAGCCTTCTTTTGATTGGGAAACAGTGATCCAGAATTGGGTTTAACTTCGTATGCCATGATTACTCCTTGTTAGCTAACTTTTCTTTGGTTTCGGTAAATTTGACCATCATGTCCTTAAAGAACGCTGGGTCCATTTGTTTGACGGTATCGAAAAGAACTTTGTTCTTCTTGAAAATCGTCATCACATCAGCTTCCTTGACGCAGGTGTCCAAGAGAAGATGAACTGCTTTACGGCAATCATTCAACCAAACTTGGTCGTGTTCTTGCGTAGGGGGGGTGATGACTATCTGGTGATAGCCAGCTTCACCCTCAATGTTCTTAGGTGCAACTGTCCCACGTGGGATAGTGGGGATTTCTGCAGCAGGTTTTACTTCCTTCTTAACAGGCTCCACAGCTCCTGTCGTAGCTTCCAGCGCATCATGCTCAACGATGGCTAGGGCAGTTACATAAAGATACCTGCGCTGATACGTCTCGCAAGCACCAATGTTTTGGACCTCATGGCAACCTTTGAGTGCAGCCGAACCCATTGGCGAGGTGAATGTAACAAAGCTACCGTCCTCCACGTCATAGATGTTCATCTCAGCCATAGTGGGTGTAAATGAGATGGTGTCCACTAAGCCGACTTCGTTAAAGATCTTTTGGATCTCAGGCAGAAAGTCGCCCAGCTCAAAGTATTGGTAGCCAGCAAACTTGTTGTGGCCGGACTTCTTCATTGGCTTGGCCTGCAACCGCAGACGTGCGTCAATGAGTTTCTTATAGACGTTCATGCTTGTTCCTTCAAGTAAGTTTGATATTGATTGCACCAAGTGCTAACTGGGCAGTAAGACATGCAGCGTGTGCGCTCACCCTTGCGCTGCTGGATGATGTATTTGTCCTTGGGCTTTTCTTGTTTCAGTTGGACAACGGCCTCTTCAGCCTCCAACAGATTCGGGTGCAATGACTTGGCTCTGACGTTGCCCTCCTTCATCACAGCCCATACAGCAGGTTTTTCCCACATTTCTTCTGGTGTGCAATCGGGTAAGTCACCGCCGCTTTCCAAAGCAAACTCGCAAGCAGAGTGAGCTGAGATGCGTGAAGCAATGAACTCCTCACGCTCTTTCATCGACCACAAAGTAATCGGCACTTCCTTCACAGGGGCTTCTGGATAGCCAGCCTTCTGATCCACTTCACGAGACTTCCAATCCCGCAGGATAGCCACGATGCCCAGATCTTTGACAGGGGCAACCTTGACCTGCTCCACCAAGAACGCATAGATGTTGAGCTGGTATTCCCACTCAATCTTTTCGTTCATGACAGACCAGACGCTGGTGGTCTTGTAGTCACGGATAGAGATGCCTTCCGGCGTAATGATCTGAAGGTCAACAGCACCAGAAATGTTCCAGCCTTCAAATTCGGTATGGATGCGCTGCTCAACAATGTGGCTATCGTCCTTGCCATGTTCCAAGATGTTATGAATAGCAGAGCCAAAGATGGACCAAACCATCTCCGACACGTCTTGCTCAATCTCATCTTCAAACTTCTTGGACAGCGCCACAATCTTGGGACTGTTGATCAGCTGCGTCACCGATAGATGCGCCTTGCCTTTCGAGTACGTTGGCCGCTTCAAGACATTGACAAATGTCTGCGGTATGTTGAACTTGTTTGTGAGTTTCATAAGGGTTCCTAGCAGTTAAAGGGACTCTAGTGTGCATGATATAATTCACCATGTCAATAGGTCATACCCATTTTAATTCATCTACTATGAACAATCAAGTTTGCCTACCTTGGCCTCCCAAAGAACTGAGTCCCAACTCCACGCTTCATTGGGCAAAGAAGGCCAAATTTAAGAAGATGTACAGGGAAGCCTGCTGGGTTTTGACCCTTGAGGCAAAGCTGAAAGTGGTTGGATTAGGGAAAATCCCTATAGAGGTGACGTTCTACCCGCCCGACAAACGGCACAGAGACGCAGACAACATGGTCGCCAGCATCAAGGCAGGGCTTGACGGGCTGGCTGACGCACTCAAAGTTAACGATAAGAACTTTCTCCCTACCTTCGTCTTCAAAGAAGAAGTCAAAGGTATGGTTATTGTTCGGCTTTTAGACGGAACTGAATCGTCTTAGCCAAGATATCTTCCTTGATGTTCTTGAACTTCGTGATACGGTCACGCTTTTCTTGAGCAGACATCTTGGATTCCGGCAGATCTTCAATTCTACGGATCTCCCCGTTGAGGGTCGTTAGCTCATGGCCCATCGACTCAACAAAGCCGTAAGCCTTGATCGTCCCTGCATGGTCTTTAAACCACTGCTGGGCTTCTTCTTTATGGCCTTTCTTCATCAGATCCATATAAGTGCCGTGATCAGTTTCAGCACGGGTCTTCAGGTCATAGAACAGGTCTTCCCGTCCACGAGGCACTTCAGGAGCCACAAACGAGCCGTAGAGGATGTTACTGCGCTCTTCTGGGGCTGGTCTAGTACCGTTAAACAGATTAGATCCCCACATCGAAATAGAGGCCACGCTACCCGCCAAGCCCTTCATGACGTGATCAGCCTCCATAGGGTTCAACAGCCGATGCTCATCAGATCCCAAGCCGCTGGCATAGCTCAACCACTTGCCCAACTCTGAAGTGCTGGCGCTGTATTGTCTGTATGGAGCCAAGTGCTTCATTGTCTCAGGCGTGATCTGACCGCCAGTGTAGAAGTCATGGTTCAAAGCCACTTCAGCAAAAGGCTTGATACCCGTTGGGATAGGCGTTGTCAAAGGACCCAGCAGCGCATCAATGGCCGCAGTCTTCAAAGCTGTACGCAGCCGTGTATTGTCAATCGCATCCTTAGTGCCTTCCTTCGTAATCTTGTTATAGAGCAACTCAGGAATCGACTTGAAGAAGAATGATGCCGATGTGTGCATGGGGATCAGCAGCGTGTGATCGTAGCCAATCGTCTTCATGAGTGAACGAGGAATGACGAAATTACGCATCTTCGTCTGGTCATCCATCTTCTTGTATTCATCGTCATCACCAACGGCCATCGAGTACATCAGGCAAGTTGTTGCCAACAAGCCAGCCGTGATAGCCAAACGAGTGATTGCCTTCTGACGATCAATACCACGCAGGCCACCGCTCACGCTGGTCACTTTAGCCCCTGTCAGAGCCTCAACACCACCAGCCACAGGTTCAGCAAGCGCCTGAGCCAGCACGTCCAGCTGCTGGGCGTAAGCGTTCATGAAAGCAATCGTGCGGTTCAGGAATTGTGCAGTTGCCCCAGCACCACGCTTGTCAAAGTCAATGACGTTGGTCGCAGCCAGGATTGCTCGGCGCTGATCTCCACCGTTTGGATATCCGCCAGTTTCCTTCATTACCCGCATGTAGATGGATCTACGCTGGGCAAAGTCTGAAGCATCTGCAATCTTGTCTAGGATGCCAGTTACACGAGAGAAGTTATCTTTATTGATAATCCCAATCTCTTGCTTGTATTGATGTTCAGCTGTTCTGGCCTGAGAGTGATAACCACCAATGCCGTGTTCCTTCAGCAGCTGCACAATAGGATCGTGCTGGTGCAAGCCACGCAGGAATGATGAGAACACGCCGCCATACAGGGCAACAGGGTTCTTAACACCGCTAACCAGCGCAGCCGTTGGTGCATCCATGAACAACTGCTTCAGCTGGAAGATGCCAGAGAAGGTCAACGAACGGCGCAAACCATTCGAGAGGTATGCCAGAGCCTCATTCATCGGGATCTGGATATGCTCAATACCAATCACAGACTGAGCCACCAAGGGGTCAGCAATCTGGATGTTGATCTTGCGACCATTCACCAAGATCTTCATGATGCCTTGATTAAAGTCTTCCTTGGGGAATACCTTGATCTTGCCCTTGTCGTTGCGGGTTGCATACTCTTGGGCAATCCGGTTGGCTGCATAGTTCTTAATGCAGTTACGGGTGGTCGTCATCACATTGTGGAGCATGTTATCCACAATGTTGTCGATATCCTTGTCCGTTTCGCCTTCTTTAAACTTAGACTCACGGTTGATGTTACGCACACCCTTGGAGCCGTATACAGGCGCATGGGGATCGTTTTGCTCATCTTGGATACGCTGCCAAGGCACATAGTCTTCAATATCCCGCAAGGTATCAGCACGTTGCTTGCTGATGATCCGTGCGTGTTCCATGTTGTCAACCATGTTCTTGTTGACGCTGTTCCAGTTGTCCATCATCGTGCGGAGTTCTGGATAGTCCTTCTCAAAGTCAGAGAACTCATCAATCTCATCATCGCTCATGTTGACTTTTTGTTTGGCGGTGTTGATGCGCTTGAGATCTTCTTCGGCCTCGGCAATGTCAGACAGCAGTTGCAGCTGGCGACTAGCAGAGGTGTTGGGGTCCAACTGCTCATTCTTTAAGTCTTCCAGCTGGCCTTCACGCTTCAAGAACTCATTGATAATCGAACGTGAACGCTTGGCCTCAAAGTAGCCATTGATCAAGTCAGCTGCCCGTTGTGCGCCCAGCTGCTTTTCCAGCTCATGCTTGGCCGTCAGGACGTTAGCCATCGAGAACTTGTCAGACACAGCACGGAACATCTGCGTTGCTGGGTCAAACAAGAGCTTGCCCTTCATGATCACCTGAGTGCCGATACGAGCCGCCTTCAGTGCCTGATTCATAGACACAGAAGCAATCGCCTTGCCGTGACTATCTTCCAGCATATGGCCGTACTTACCACGGTCTGCAGCCGTTAAGCCTGCCGTGAAGTCGGTGTTCTTTACACGGGTGTAGAGCAGGCCACGGTCCAAGCCGCCAACCATGTTGTTGACAGCCATCTTGGGTTGACCAACCATGTTGGCACCGATGCGCTTGGCCTCTTGGATGCCACCCAGCAAACGATCCATCACAGTGTTAGACACATGGATAGGCGTATGTGGACGGCCAAACTTATTCAGCGTGTCATCCACCTTCTGGACACTCAACAAGAAAGTCGGCTTGAAAGACCCTTTATACACAAAGTCACGCAACTGCATTTCAGTGACAAACTTGCCTTCACCTTTCAATATATTGTTAAAGGCTTGATGAACAGCAAAGCGGTTATCAAAGCCAAGAACTGCTTTCATGCCTTCTATCATGAACTTGATCGAGTTAACGAAACGAACCCAAGGGGTGCCCATTTTCGCAGCCAGCAAGCTCTCGGCATTGACCGCCCAGTACTCTGACGGATCAAAGTATTGATAGAAATCAATATTTGGATTGATACTAAAGGCATGTTCCATCTTATCCGGAGTAGGATCATTGATGTAATCCAGTACGGCATGGAAATACTCTTGAGATTTAGCGTCTGTGTGCTTCTTAATCGCCGCCTCAAAGCTCTTTTTCCAAGCGTCAATGACAGCAGCACGGGTTTGCGGGTCCATCAGCTGCTCTAAAGCGTGCATCAGCTCATGGCGAATCGTAGATGGATCTCTAGCGCCTGAATCTTTGAAAAGACGAATCAAACGATCTGCGTGCCAAAACGCCCCAGCCCCACCTTCCTCACTCTTCTTGCGCTTACTAACCACCGACAAGCTCAAACCGTTCAGCAGCGTAGGCTTGTTGCGGTACATCCAATCAATAACGTCAAATACATCCTTGCTGATATTGCCAGCAACGAATTCTTTGTACGCCTTCAAATGAATGTCGATAGGCCGTGTCTTCTTCTCTGCCGTCAGCTTTTTGTCTGCTGCCAGATCTCGACTAAGCTCATCGAGTTCAGTCAACAGACGCTGGGTGTCAATACCAGCGCGGCCTTTGATGATCTCACGCTTGAGTTTGGTGAAACCACGCCGTGCTTCGGCCAGCTGCTGCACCTGACGCTGGTGAATATCGGAAGTTAGCGCACGAATCGACTTACCAGCAGGGGCCAGTGAAGGCAACTGGCGGGGGCCATAGTAATGCCTAGCAGTCGAAACATTCGTCTCGGCCTTTAACGGCACTCCCATTTGGTTGATGATGTAATCAATAGCATCACGGGCTTGATTATCACTGCTAAACGTCTTAACGCCGTTGTAGTAGTCACCAAACTTAGCTCTAAACCCTTCGTTGCCAAAGAAGAAGCCGCCAGACTTCTTGCTCTTAGGAACTGTAAATATGTAATTACCACGCCGGTAAGAGATTTTCAGTCCGGGATTCGGGAAGCTCGATGAAAGCACACCATCATGTTGAGTCATGAAGCTGATTGCATCAGCTGCATTTTTGAACAAAACCGGCTTGGCTTGCTGCGCTTTGTCAAAATCATAAGTTCTGGGCATCAATACGCCCTGACCCGTTGTCCCATCTTCCTTGGTATAGGTAATGATCTGACCAACACCATTCTCTGATGCAAAACCAGCCAAGATGTTGCCCGTAATCATCCAGCGTTTTTCACGCCGAGATACAGCACCACGATCAAATAGATCTGCAATTGGCACATGCTCGAAAGTGTCTTTCTCAAAGTTAAAGACAGGAGCAGTACTCTCTCTTTCCAAGGTGATCGTTTTGTCAATCGCACCAAAGTTGATGGTTATTGCCTTATCGTCGCCATCAGCCAGAGCAATAGTCATCTTCCAGTTGGACAAAGCAGCAGGATTTTTGGTCTTGGCCTTGTTCTCAATGTTGGTGATAATGCCGTAGAAAGTCTGGCCGTTCTGATCTTTGACTGCGTAAGATGATCCAATGAAATAGTTGTTCAGAATATCGGCTATCTTTGTATTCAAAGTACGCTGGTTGCTTTCAACCTTGTCGATAACCGGCTGCTCTTTACCAGCCAGTGTCATCTCTTGAACTTGTTTGGCTACAAATTCATCCGACTTCGGCATGAACGCATCTTTTAATTTTTGATTGTGTTCTCTGCCAGCAGTCCTAGAAAATGTTCCAACATTCTTATGAACCAACTCTATTAATTGATCTTTCGTAAAAGGTATGACAGTGCGTTTAACGTCAACCTTTTCCATGTTAGCTGGGGCTGCAAAGATTGAATCACCTTCTTTGCGATCAGTAAGCGGAGCAGATGCAATGGTCTTAGCATCCAAGTCAAGAGCTTTGGCTTCCAACTTGTTGGTGCCCATGCTGTTCTCACGCTCAATCAATTCGTTGTAACGCTCAGTAAGGTCTTTATAAACCTTTTCTTGCGTTTCCAAAGGAAGCGTTGGGATAACACCCGTTAACTTACGAATGAAGTCTTCAGTGGCAGCTTCTGGCTTGGGAATACCCTTAATAGTTTCCTTGCCGCCCAACTGTTCGTATACATCTGGGTTATCTTCCAAATACTCAGCAGCAACTTTACCGCCGTAGTCATTCATAAAGTCAACAACACCTTCAGCCGTTACAGCCGACTTGCGGGACGCTGTGGTGTTGGCGTTCAGTGAAGCCATCTTCTTCATGAGAACGGCTGCTGGGCGCATCTCAGCTGGAATGTCTGCCATCATTTGTGAATACGATGGGACAAGAACTTGACCAGTACGGTGAACACGGCCCAGCATTTGCATGTGGGTGTCGATGTTTGCCTCGGCTTGGGCAATGATCATGTGACGTTTACGCCGGTCATCAAACCTTTCTGACGCATGTAACGACAGACCAGTTGCACCCGATTGATTAATGATCAAAACATCGGTATCACCACGGTTGAAAGAATCAATTGCAGCGGTACGTTGTTTTGTATTTGGATCTCTTCCCTCTAGGATGGGAACCCCATCTGCATAATTAACTATGACTGTACGGCCAGTGATCTCGTCCGTTTTGTATTTGGCCTTACGCAGCTCATTGTGCATGTAGTCGATGGGCGACATAGGAGCCGAACCAAACCCAGCGTTCTCAATGAAACTCTTAATATCATTGAACTGCTTGACAAGTTTTGGTCCCAGCTGTTCGTCACTAAGGCGTATATAACTTTTCTCACCATTTGGGTTGGTGATTTTTGCTTCTCTTTGCTTTTCAAGGTAGCGTAAGAACATGTCTTTGAAAGACAAATTGATCGCATCACCATTCTTGATTCCATTCAGTTCGGCATATTCTGATAAGAATGAACCCATTGTGTTGGCTACCGTGATCACTGGCTTCTCACCAGCTTTCAACCTCTCAATAGCAAACTTAACTGTCTCAGCAGTTTTCAAGGACAGCAACATTTGATTGATCAAATTGTGCATCCGTGAGCCAAATTCAGCACCCTCAATATCAGCTGTTATGCGTTTGCCGTCAATGACCTCACCCATCTGATCCAATTCTTCTTGGATGTTTTTAATGGCTGTTTCTTTATTTTGAGAAAAACTCAGAATGGACCGCAAAGAAGTTGCCATCTTTTCTGCGGTTTCTTTGTTTACATCAACAGGAACTGTTTCATAAGACACACCAGCAAAGGTGCGTTCACGGCGAATGTACTGACCATCGGAAGTCAGCATGTTCGCCACGATCTGCTGCATCGGGATGCCACCCTCTTTGATGGCATTGGCAAGTTGAGAAATATGATCTACAGCCTGACGCATGTTCGTGCTGGCATACAAGCTCATAACTTCCGGTCTTTTCGCATAAGTGGCTGACGAAAAGAAAGATCCGAATGATTTACCAATCAGATTGCGGAAGAAGCCTGCACGACCTGCAACTTCTGGTTCACCTTCTGCATTTGGTTTGGCTTCACCAGAACCACCTGCGTTGTGGCTCTCATCAAGAATCACATAGTTGCCATTAGCAAAGTGACTAGTAAACCGCATCCGGTCTGTTTCACTACCGCCACGGGTTTGATTCTGGTTGTATGTTGTAAAGATAACTTTGTAAGGACCAATGCTGTCCTCGTTCATCATCTTCTGGAATAAAGCCTTTAATGTCTTAGCGTCTTTTTCTGGAGAAACAAGTGTAAATTTGTGTTCAACCTTTTCTCCATCTTCTTCTCTGGATAACTTATATTCGACTGGATCATCTGTGTTCGTGACCAAGATCTTAGATTTTTTGTCATCCAAACCAAGTTCTTTGGTTAACCCAATGTCGTCCAAGTCTCGGATCATGTCCGCATACAAGTTGGGTTTCTCAGTAACAAAAATTGGGATCTTGCCATTGACCAATGCGTACTTAATCATCCCTGCAACAACACGGCCCTTACCAATACCTGTCTGGTCGCCAATGATGAATCCACTGCCCTGTTCGGCGTTATGAATAGACAAGGCAAGAGCATCAATCTGTTCTGCAGAGAACGCCTTGTACAGCTCATCATTACTCATACGTAGGGCTTCACCCACATAATCATCAATGGGGCCTACAGCCTCTTCTAGCTTGGTTAGTGCTGTATCAATAGATTGTTGCAACCCACGTGGGACTAACGTACCAACTGATGCCGATTGCGAATGAGGCTCATAAGTAACTTGATGCGCCGTCTCTGTTTCAAGACCACGCCGATCACTTACTCTAGACTCGACACGTTTACCACTGACGCCGCTAGGTTCACCCATTCCTGAAGGTTTGTTTCCTTCAGCGCCGACTCCGCCCTCGGGTCCGACTTGCTCACCTGCACGTTGAACGGGAACTCGTTCTCCGTTGCCGTTAGGAAGGTTCTCAACTCCAGGTTGCTGCTCACCAGCACTTGTCCGAGTTGGTTTGGGTTCATTGCGTTCGCTAGGTCCAGCTG